AAACTTCTTCCGTTTGTTATATTACAAGCCATATTTTTATTTTTTTAAAAAAAAGGTAAGTAGGCTTATACCCACCTACCTCTTTTATGTTAAACATTATTACGAGTATAATACAATGTCAGAGCCAATTCCGTGTTGTACTCCTGCACTTCCTCTTAATACTACTCTTACATTTTGACTTCCGTCAATGTCAGCCATATCAATTAACTTAACTTCTTGCCAGTCGTTTAATAGACCTGTTCCGAAGAATAAGTTTGATGATTCAGCAGCTACCATAGTATCAGCCGCTAGGCCTGGAGCTGTGAATAATGGAACACCTTGAAAGTTCATTTCAGTTTGTCCAACGTGATACAATTCTCTATATCCTAAAGCTGCTTGAGCTTGAATGTAGAATTTTGCTGCACTTGTTGGTAGGTAAATCTTAACATCTTCTTTTGAATATACTGCACTTGGAATAGCATCAACTACTTTTCCTAATTCTGCAATAATGTTTGAAGCTGATAAACCACCACCTACTGCTGCAACATCAACAACGTCTCCGTCTGCAGTTAATAGTGTTTTAAATCCGTCAAACTCTCCTGCGTTAGCAGTTGTTCCGTTCCAAATGTTTTGCTCAACTTTCTGTGCTACTTTAGCTGCAACTTGTGCAATTAAAAAGTCAGAAAATCTCTTTGGTAGATTGTCATACTGACTGAAGCCCATTGATTGAGCATCCCAGTCTTGTCTGAAATCTTTTTTACATAGTTGTAAATTTACTTGAAATTCCTCAGGTTGTAGGATTCTCTCAGTCAATGTTACAGTTGAAGTAGGGTCAAAGTCGCAAGAAGCATCTTTTAAGATACTATCCAACGCCATTTTCTTGATTACTTCTTTGTATTTAATATTGGGTTTAATTGAAACCCCACCTTGTGATAATGTTACACCACTTAATAAAGCTGCTGCTATATATTCACCAGCAAACTCACCTGCATAAGTAGTAGTTATCGAAGTTGTAGTCGCCATATCTTTCTATTTATTTATTTAATTAATTATTAACTTGGATCAGTAGCTGTAATTGACCCTGCTGCGTTTCCGATTCCCCAAACATACCATTTGTTACCATCAGACCAAATATCAATAAAGTCTCCTACTGATTCTGCTGATGCTACAAAGTTAATTTGATCTTCTCCTGAAGCTGCAACACTTGCTCCATTAACTACTAAAATACCATCTATATTGTCTCCCTCTGCACTATCAATGATATAGTTTGATGTATCAAAAGCATTTGCTACAACAAATCTAAAATGTAGTCCTGATTCAACTGACGGTAATGTTACCGTTACACCTGCACTTGCTGCAAGTTCGTACCATTTTCCACTATCTGCTGCAGTCAATGTAACTGCTGCTGATACTGAATCAACATCGTTTTTAATTCTTACGACATCGTTATTTATATGCGTTAATACTGCCATAATTTTATATTTATTTATTTATTACTTATAGTTTCCATTACTCTATCTAGAGTAGATTTTGTCCTGTTTTGTGCAAACTTAACTTTTAAGTTGCTTTTCTTTTCTTCAGGGTTGTGCTTTAAAGGCTCTGCAGCAGGTTGAGATAATTCTTCTTTAAGAACTTCTTTTTCTTCTGCATCGCTATTTAAAACTTCTGTAACTGCTAAAGATACTTCCTCTTGAATCTGTGATGACATTTCCTCTTTATCTTTTGGAGACATCATTTTTTCTACTAGATCTTTAAGTTCGTCCATTTCTTTTCTGAACTCTTCTCTAGTTACATATCTCATTTCTTCTTTGTCGTCCTCTTTTTCTTCATCTTCTTTTTCATCTTCTTCTTGAGCTTTGATTTCTTTAATCATACCCTCTTCTTCGACAACTAATACACGAGAATCTTCTAGTTCGTACTCTCCAACTGGTAGAGCAACATTTTCGTCCTCAGTTTTAATAAAGACCTCTTTGCCTGATTCAAAAGCATCTGCTTCTAAAACAGTTCCGTTCTCTAATTTGAGTTCAGCTAACTGGATGTCAGATAGCTCAACACCTAAGAGATTTTTTACTTGTTTTATCATTTCTGTAGCTTTCATAATTATATATCGCTTTTTTAAATTAATTTTGCATTTTTAACTGCTTCTTGTTATTTGACCTATGCCTTGTGCGTGTAATTCGCCAGTACAACACTCAATTTTATAAGTCAACTCGTCTTTACATAGACAAGCTCTTCTGCCCCCTATTGGACTTGTATAGCTAGGTATGTAGTCTTGTTTTTTCATCAATTAATATTTTTGACTTTGTTTAGATTATTAATTATATTCTACCTGCATCTACTGCTTGTCTTAATAATCTTTTATGATCTGCAATAGCAGATTTTATTGATTTTTTAAATTCTTGCAGTTTTGGCTCTTTTACATCAGATTTTTTTTCTTGTTCTTCTATTTGTTTTATAAGTTTTTCAGCTTGTCTGATTTTTGATTTTGCTGAATTGTAATCCGATTCTGCTCTATTTGCTGCTTTATTTAATGTAACTTGTCCTCTTTTTAAATCATCAAATATATCGTCTATGTGTTTTTGGACACGATTTGCTAAATTCAATTCTACTTTTTTATTTATATATTCTCTAAATTTTTCTAGTTTCATATCTTTTACTTTTTAATTGGTATACAGTTAGGTACTAATCTTCCATTTTTTCTTTTCATTCCGTATTGCTCATATCCTGCTTGACAAGGTTTTTTTAACTCGTGTTGTTTGCAAGGCATATACCAGGTCTGATCTTCAAAATCGTGTTCGTGTATTGAATCACATCCTATATCTTTTGATATCTTTTCAGCCATCTCTTTATCAGCATAAGCTAATCTATCCATAATGATTGCAAAGTCATCATCTACTTTTTTTGATGCTAATTCTATTTCTCCAAGTTCTTTCAATTTAGATTTACTCCATCTTAGACCTGCTTTACCTCCCCATAAATAATAGCTTATTGTTCCACAAGCCTCGTTATCACTTGGGTTGAAATATTCCTCAGCTCGTGATAAGTACGAGTACATTCTTTTAATTGTCTCTTTGCTTATAGGTTTGCCTTGTGCTAATTGTTGCGCTCTAATTTTACCAACATCTGTAGCACATTTATTGTTTACTTTTTTATTTAAGTCAATACCTTTTTTAGCATTATTCTTGACACCACTTGGATAATCAGAATACGATTCCATAATCATTTTTTTTCCTGCCTTATATCTTTTGTCATTTCTAATTATACCCCTGACTGCTGATAATAATTCCTCTGCCTCTTCTTCTTCTATTTTTGCTAGATCTTTAATGGTAGGGTCTTTTGGTCTCTCTGCTTTGTCAGCGAAATAACCCTCTATACTAAATCCTTTGACTTTACCTGTTTTTACGAACTCTTGCCATACTTGTTCGTTATTTACTTTTACTGCACCTACCCAAGTACCTACAGGATATTCAAGATCATATAAAGCTGTCTTGTCTTTCTTTGTATCTTCTACTATCCAAGATTCTACAAGTGATAAACCTTCAAGTGTGTGTTTATGTTCAAGTGTAGAATTGTTTTGGTTTCCTTTCTGTAAATAAATTTGGGAGGCCTTTCTTACTGTTTCTCGTGAGAAGTATATATAATATTCATCTTCGCCACTTTTTCTATATATAGGTTTGTTAGGTACAAGTAAAGCTCCCAATAAAATTCTTTTCTCTTTATCTACCTCTGCTAATTGTAGTTGTTGTTCTCCTTTTAGTGCTATGAAGTCCTCTTCTATTGCAGGATTCTCAACTATACTAATTGCTTCTATGCCAGTTAAATCTTCGTTGTCGTCTAAAATTAATTCAACTATCTTCATAATAATATATCGTTTTTAAGTAATTATTTTGTTTATCCTAATGAACTTTCTTGTATAATATTTCTATCTAAGCTTTGTGCTGTTGTTACATCTCCTGATACTACAAATGCTTTCACAGGTTTGTCGGTCTGTGTAGCTAATGTTTGGGCTAATTGATTCTGAGGATCACTACCTACTATGTTAAAAGCTGGTGCTTGTGGCCCAACAGAGCCTACTCCACCTCCAGAGCTGACAGATGCGCCTGATCCGCTACCGCCTTTAACCTGTGATAAAATTTGTTTTGCTTTACTTACTGTGCTTAAAACTGCTGCTATTTGTGTTGCATAAAATATTGGAAATGCAAATGCTGCTGCAGGGCCAGTTCCTTTAGCTGTTTTTTGTGCTATATCTAAACCTTGAGCAAAACCTACACCTGTACTTATAACTATATCTGCTAATGCTGCTGCTTTACTTGCTGCTGTACCTTCTTGTAACAAACCACCTAGAGCATTCATAACTCCACCTACTGCACTTGCAAAACCTAATTGTGCTTGTTTTCTTGCATCTAGTATTAATTTTTCTTCTTCAAGTATTTCTTTATCTCTTGTTATATTTTGTTGTCTAGATTGTTCAGTAAATTCATCTAACGCAATTTGTGCGTCAATTTTTGCCTGTGTTCCTTCTGCTGCTTCATCTACTATTCTTTGTAATCTAGCTGTTTGTAATGTTTGTTCTTCTCCATCTATTCTTTTTTGTTCTTCTAACCTTAACAAATTATCTTGTATTTGTTCTGCATTAAATCTTTTTTGTTCAACACTTAAGTTTGCCTCTGCCTCAAGTTTAGAATTAGTCATTTCAATAAGCTCTCTATCTAATGCCAAGTCATTTGCTTTTTGTTCTGATCTAAAACCCTCTATCTGTGCTAGTACAGCTTCTTTTTCTTGTTGTGCTTCCATTAATGCTATTGTATTTTCTTGATTTTGATTTTTATCAAACTCAGCTTGAGCTGCTGCAATTTGTAAATCAACTTGCTTTAGCATAGCTTCTTCTTGTTCGTCAAGAGTTTCTTTTAATTTATTATTTGCTGCTATTCTTTCTTCTATTGTATTTCTTTCTTCGTCTCTTACTTGTCTTAATTTTTCCGCTTGTCTATCAAAAGTTTCTACTAAACCTTGTTGTCTTACTCTAGCTATATCTGCTTGTTTAGTAAGTTCGACATTCGCTTGACCTGCCTTAATAGTTTCTTTAACATAATTACTTGTCGCTTTTGTAACTTTACCAACTGTTTCTACTGTTTTGTCAAAAGTATTGTCCACGCCAGTTAAAACATCTATATATTCTTTACCAGCACTTTTTGCATCGTCTAAAGCTCCTTGAAAATCACCTTGAAATACTTTTTTTATTGCACTTGCTAAAAAACCAATAGTATCAATAGCTGAATTAAACCTTTCAATTATATTGTTTTTTATTGCACGGCCTAAACTTTTTAAAGATTCAACTGGATTTTCAAATATTGATTTAAAAGAATCCACAACACCACCTACATTATCAAATACAAAATTGAAAAAGTCATTAAAAGCGAGAGAAAGCACTTCAAATGTTGTGTTGAAGAAATCTACTACTTTTTGGTTTTGATTTAGAACTTCTGTAAACTTTGCAAATGCTGCTATAATAAGACCTATACCAAGTGCTTTTAATGCTCCTCCAATTTTTCTAACACCACCTGCTGTTGTTTCAGAAGCTTTTTCAACGCCTTTTAAACCTTTTTCAGTTTGTTCATTAGTATTTTGTACTTCTTTATTAAGGCCTTTAATTTCTTTTTTTAAATCATCAACTTCTCTTGTTGCTGCACCAGTTTTAACTGTAAAATCTACTACTATTTGTTTTGCCATTTTATTTCATTTTTAATTTGTTTAAATGTTCTTGTAAAAGTTTTTGGCAACTCATACTTACCCTGTGCTATTCTGATATTCTCAGTTTCACCATTTGCGAACTCTAATAATTGTAATATACTTTGTATCATAACTTGTTTAATAATTCTAAACTACTCTCACCTGTCTGTAGGTTTGTAGTTATTTTGTTTATTATAAATGCTTCATTACTTATAATAAGTGTATCACTTAAGTTGTACTGTAATAAAAAGCTTTGAGGCAATATGGCCTTAACTTTTACTAATCGTCTATTGTAGCTAAATAAATCACTTATGTAATCACTATAATATTTTTTAAATAAAGTATTGTCATCTATCTGACCTGTAACAAAAGGGTTTACCTCTCTACTAAAATTAAGTGTTTGACTATCTGCTGAAACAGTATATGTTATTGTAACATTACCAGGATCATCAACATTGCTTGTTATAATGACACTATTTTTAATTACAGGATTTATTGTAGTGTTTGCACCATTTGCTACTGTAACTGTTTGTGGTGCATTGTTGCCATCTAAATAACTAAATGATATAGAGCTTGGCTCACCTGATACTGCTAAATATACACTTGCTGTACCCTCTTGAAAATTTGTACCTCTATTTATTGTGCTTATACTTGCAGGTGTTCCTGTGCCTCCTCCATTAAACATCTGTATAGGTGTGCCACTTACACTCGTGCTTTTTTTGTAAAATAATAAAGGTTTTCCGATTGTAGGACTTTGGTTGTCATCAACAAAATATCCAAAACCAATATTTGTATCTGCACCTCCATTTACATTTTTAAGTCTTTCAAATAACATCTTCTCATATGGTGTTTTTATAATATAGTCTTGGCCTCTATTTAATCTAGGGTCTCTACCACTATTACTTGCATCACTCGCTTTTACTGATCCATATTCTCTTGAGTTTAGTTTGTTGTAATAAAAAGCTGCAAATGATTTAGGCTCTTCAAAACTAAAACCTATATCGTTAAAAGGAACACTAAAATTAGATTCTCCCTCCTCTGTGTTTACGAATTCAGTAATATCTCTTGTTGTACCACTTGCATAAAAACTGTCTAGTGTTTGTACTTTGATTTGACTAAATGTACTGCTTGATACATCATTATCTACAAATGCAGTTAAGTTAAATGTTTTAAATAGGCCTGTCAAGAAGTTTAGTATTTTCATATCAGGTATTTGGTCTGATATATATATAGTATCAACAACAGAATCAGGACTTATTGTACCTGCTTGTATAGCTAAGTTTTGTGTGCCTGTACCTACTTGCTCTAATATTTTAGTACAAGTAAGACCATAAGTTAAATTCAAAGATGTTTCTGTAGTTTCTATAACAAACTCTACATTATGATTTTCTACAGTCGTTGCAAGACTTGTTTCAAATTCAAATTCAAGTATAGTGTTTGTTGTTCCTGATATATGTGCAAGTTCAGCAATAACTTCGTTAGTACCAGCTTTTCTAAGCCTAGCTGTAAAATTTTTAGTGTTTACACTTGGTGTTACTGTCCACTTTATTTTCATTGATTCCTTATCGTCAAAACTTG